CCCCCCCGGCCCACGATTAGCGATCGTAAAATCAACACTGATTTAATGATTGCTACACATTCAAAAAATATAAAATTACTGAAAGCTAGACAGGATATAAATTGGGATGTCACGTTCGCAGGCTGTTTAAGTGTAGCCAAACAATATAGATTAAAAGGCGATCGCTAAAGTAAAATCAAGAGTAGAATTGAGAGCGAAAGAATGGAATCATGCCCACTGGGTTAATTGAAATGCTGTAGACAGTGTAGACACTGTAGACAATAAAAAACAGTCACCCGAAAGCAACCGTTACCGCGGATCAGAAAAAACTGAGCCGTTTTTCTTCATGTTCAGGTCAAGTATACCAAATTGTTTTCGATGATCTCACAGACAGCGAGCCACTCATCAAGAACCTGATTGGGTGTGAATTTTTCAACTAAACCAGCAAAATAAGCAGTGCTAGCCAAAAAAAGCCAGGGCGATCGCACCTAAATTTATCTTCTAACTCACAGATTATCTAAGCTTTCATATTGAGGAAATCGATCGGCAACTAAAGGATATTTCGATTGATAGCACAGATAAGCATTAATTGCGTCACGTAGCTGAGAAAGTTGAGTCAGTGTGAGGGAAACATCAAAAAATATACGTTTAGCATCATCTTCGCTAGGTTCATTTTTACAAACGGAAAAACAAAGCGTCCCCGTATAACCCATCGCCACAAGATGATCGGCAATCATCATGTTACCAATCAATACAACAGTTTCAGGCTTTTGATAATACATACAGTACATGATGTCTAGAAGTGTTTAGAATGTCTACATTGTATACAATTGTCTAGAATGTCTAATGTCTTACGGCATCTTACGCTCCTTTAAATTGTTTACAATGTCTACACTGTCTACAGTTAAAGCGCGAGCAATTGCCCAGTACATTAATTGTGGCTTCCCTTCCCAATCATAAAGCTCAAAAGTTGAGGTGTAACCAGGATCTATCGCGGCAGCAAACCAAGTCGTCGGAAAATTCCCCCACTCCACAAAATGGCTAGCACCAGCCCGAAAAGCATCACGGTGCAAAATGTAAGCTTGATGCGCGACGACCGCACGACGAAAGCGATCGGGGATGAATTGCTCGAATCGATCGATTAAACGCATACGGGGAGGAGCCGCACCCGCGTAAGATATTCTCGGTTTCCATAAGCGGTCATATATAGAAAATTCAGTTATACCCCAGCGGACGCGGTGACGGCGGCCAAACTCACCCAGAGCAGGAATAAGCCAACCGTGATAATCGCGCCAATAGACATCAATCCACTGCAAATGCACCTGCAACCCAATTTCAAAAGTCAAGCCAGGATGTCTGGCGACCAAAGCTAAAAACCAGGCAGTAAAATCTTTGAAGCTTTCGGGGTTTGCAAATAACATATAAGGCTCGTTAACTATGATGCGAGAACCCCTCGGAAGCTTAAACAAAAAGGTATCCAAGTTAAAAGCAACAGGGGAATCATATTGAGAACCAAGAAAATCGCGATTTGTCAAAAACCAATCGTCAAGCGTGAAGCAGCGGAAATTAGGAATCCGGCGATCGCTAAATCCGATCCTATGAGCACAGCAGTTTCGAGTTCTACACCAACGCTCAAGGCGAGGCGATGGTTGCTTCCAATCGGCGCGTAGCTGAAACTCAGGGATAAAAAAGTCAAACTGACGCTCGATTTTTTCCCATGCCGGACGCAAAGAATGGTTTTTAGGATCAGCAGTGGCAAATATTTTCATACCAGACACGGCAGTACCGAACTGGATGCGAGGATTAGAAAGAATTTGAGAAGGACGAAAATAATATTCAATTAGTAAAGTATAAGAGCCAATTAAAAGCAAAGTAAGTAAATTAAACGCAATACCAATTTTGAAAAATTTAAAAATCAACCTAAAATAATAATTCATACTATTTAACGATTTTACTCCAACCAGGACGCCAGCCTCTACACTCTGGATGAGTTGACTCAGAGCGCCAATAGCCCTTATCCCATCCCTCGACAGTTTCTAAATTTTTCCATTGACTATCTTGTAAACCACGATATCGATCGCCATCTACTAAATAATAGGAAATAGCACTCGATTCAACAAATAACTTAGGTAAAAAAGGATTGTACTCAACTTTAGGTGCAATAGTTGGCGCATCCTGAGAAAATGCCACAATGAAACATCCTTTAGGATCTGAAGCATTACCGCTAGGACTTGCCCAAAGTACCTGTGTCCAGACCTTTTTACCCGGAGGGCAATTGGGAGACGAGCAAGCGGGATAGCTTTGATATGCAGGAGGAGGAGGAGGAGTGGGAGGATTACCAACAGCAGCATCAACAGCCTCATAAAACTCCCTAGACACGCTTTGCATACAACCCCAACATAAAAAGCCACAGGTTGAGTGAGAATTATAAGTACACCTTTCTGCACAAGCATAACGGCATATTTCAAGAGAATTAAACCTAGGAGATAGCCTTTAAATGGCATCCATGCGACGCTCGCTATAAGCATTAGCAGCTACTAAAAAAGGCGCATAAATAATTTGGTAATTTGCTGCTAAAGCACGATTAACTGCATCAATAGCCCGCATCTGTGCGCGGTATGCTTCACACTCAGCAGTATTTGAGCCTGCACCCCAAAAACCAGTAACTGAAATTAATAATGCAAGAATAGGAAGCCAAGAGCTAGCAATACTACCCAACCCAAACCCAACAAGATATGCAGCAGAACGAGCAGAAAGCAAGCCAACTGATGTTGCAAAAATTGATCCAGCTTCAGTAATTAGAAGCCGTAGACCTCCGGCGATTTTAGCAAAACGAAGAAGCATAAATACTATCTTTTAACTAACTTCCAAGCCTTAACCAGACCAGCAATTACTATGATTGGAACACCAGTCTTATACATCACAACGGCAGCATATCGCAAAATCGGGGAATTAACCGAATCAATAGCAGCAATAATTTGAGGTGGGATTCGTATAGAATCTGGGCTAGAAGGCATCAAATCGAGAACTTTACTTGATNAAGCAGAACCAGCATCTTGATTAAAAAGACAATCATATTCCTNAAGTTCTGCTGGAGTTAAATTACGCNTAGAAGTATTAGAAANATNAAATAAATCAGGATTAGTTTGATTCTGAACTCCNTTAAAAGTTAGAAGGTAAAGACGCTTGCCCTCAGCGCGAATATCCCTAGTATAAAAAGCTTGGCAAAGAGAGCTTAAATTAGTACCGCTGGGAACATTACCCATCCCATAAGCAGCAATAATCATCTCCTTAGTATCAAGCTGTATCATTTGGAGAACGCACCATGTATAAGTTGGTGGCGGTGGTGGTGGTGCTGTCGCAATGAGAAAAGATAGAAGAAACATAATTAATCAATCACTAAATATAAATTTAAGCCCCAAGCCCATAATAATAAATGGTCTTAAAGCATTAACAATCATGCCCGGTAGGCATATTTTATCAAAATTCAAACCGCTATTAATTTGGAAGCACCCATCACCGATGTTATCCAAATAAGCTTGCTCGGTTGGGGTAGGGTTAACTATATCTACCGGAAATTTTTGCTTTAACTCAAAGCCCAGGGGAACAGGAGCAGGACAAGTTAACCCACCCGCAATCGCCGGAGCTTGAGAGTAAATCAAGACAAAACTCGCGAGGCCGACGCCAAAGGTAAAACCTAGAGCTTTCGCATTCGACAAAATAGCACGATGACGAACACCCATTTTGCGCCTACCCACCTGTAGATTATTCTGAATAAATTTATCAAATTGCTCAGCGCCCATAAATTCATGAATCATCGCCAAAGTAGGAGCGTGTTTTTCAAAAAATTTAATTGATTTCTCAATATCCAAATGCAAAGTCGGATTAGGAACATTAATCGAACCATATTTGTACTTTGTAAAGAATAAAATATTTGCGTGATTTCTAGTAAAACTAACTTGACCACAAACAACACCATTAAGAAATTTTGGGTACTGTTTAACAGAAATTTGGGCTAATTCTCGCATAATCCAAAGCGCACGATCACCTTTAAATTCACCCTCTAACCGATCGTAGTCTTCACCATTAGGGAAAAGCTTTCGATAAATTCTCAAACAACGAGTAGACTCACGACTGCCAATATAGACAGTATTACCGTCATCCGAGCCAATATTACTTATACGCCTAACTTTTTTGTAGCCGTACAATAACCCATCTTCAACTAGAGATTCCCAAGGATGAGCAAACAAGCGAGGACTTTGAACAGGAAAATCTAAAGCAATATCAATACGATTAGCCGTAAAGGTTGTATCTAATTGAGAAAGATACAACAAATTAGAAACCCTATCAAAAGATAAACCATCAAGAGTTGAGCCATTCAAATCAATTAAGAAAGTAAATGGCTCATCAATTCCAGTCGGTGGATATTTAATACACAACAAACTGCCTTGAAATTCCCAGGATTCATGCCAAATNTTATTCGCAGCCATTACATTAGTCTCGCGAGCATCTTTAANCGAAGACACTTGTTGTTTCTCAAAAGGTAAACCAATAATTTCTCTAATTTTTCTGAAAAATAAAGCATCATAAGTAACGACTTGAAATCTCAGCCAATCTATTTTTATATTGCGGGGAAGAGTTTCGACATCCATATTATTTAAAAATGCGAGTAGGTAAATAAAACGCCAGAAAATACGACCCAAAAAATATAAAAGGATGTCTCGGCAAAAATCCACTGACAAAAAAACCAACAACACAGANAATAAAACTTATAAGGAGCNGAAACATCATTTTGTANGATTTCTTCATTTCATCATCNAATCTAGACCAGGTTTTAAACTCTTTAGATAATGCCATATCAAGCTTGACTAAACCCTTATAACTGCTCGCAGGCATCCAGCGCCAAAGCTTAATTAAATGTGATTGAAAAGGGTGTATACCATCAATAGGAACCTCACCGATAATTTTCCAAGCAGTGAACGAATTATTACTACTTGCCTCATATATCGCTTTTCTTTTTTTACGATCGGATTCGTAAAATTCATCAAGTTTCTGGTCAAGTTCTGAAAATGAATAACCCTCAGCAGCTATCTGATCGAGCGACAATTCTTTATTAGAATCGGGATAAATGACAAAAGGTTGATAACCAAACTTTTGGTCAGCGATAACTTTTTCATCTTGCTTTTCTAATAGCCCAAAACTATCATAAACACGGAAAGTCTGTGCATCTTCAGCACTAATTACCCCTTTCCAATGCTTTTCAGCAAGAACCATACTCTTGATAGGATTTTTTCGTAGACGCGGATTGTTATACCAAACATCAAATTCGGCAGGCTTGAATAGATGAACATCTTTAAACATCAAGCTATCATTGCGGAGTTTATCAGACCAAACAACAACACCCTCAGCATAAATAATCTCGGAACAGATTTTATGAATAGAAGAATGCACTTGAGTAGGGTATTGAGCAGCAAATATTATATGCTGCAACCTCTTTCTATTATTTGCGACAGCATTATGCGCTTCGGCTGGTAAAGTCCAGGACTGGCACGACGGAGCATATAACCCCATCTCATCTAAGAGAATTACAGCATTAGGGATTTGGAGGAATTGAGCAAAATTCTTGTTACTAGAAACATAATAGAATACACCCCTAGGCATATTATCAAGCAACCATTTAAAATCGTTGATTTTTAGATAATAGGCTAATTGAACAGGGTTTAATTGAAAATTAGTAACAACCCTTAACTGATACTTATTAGCAAGTTTTAAGCCCCATTGAAGCATCCAGAGACTTTTACCTCTTCCAGGCAAACCATATATACCAGTTACAGGCATTTTTTAAGCTCCTATTGCAAAGGCGATCGGTGCCGTTGTTTGATGCCGATCGCCTTAATTTACAGCGCGATAAGGTCACTCTACGCATCAAACACGGCTCAAGACCATGTTCAAAATCCTGAGTACAAGCATGAAACCCATTGGCGCAAGAGCGACGCCAAAACCTGCAAGGGCGATACCGTCAACCGCCTTAATCATATCGATTGCATTTTTGACCCCTGCGGCAATAGATGCAGCAGCGCCATCAGCAGCATTAGCACCAGCGCCACCAGTAGCAGCAAAAGCAGAACCACCACTAAGAGCAGCACCAGCAGCAGCTAAGGCGGCACCAGAAACAGCAACACGGGAAACAGCACACTGATGACGGTAAAACAGATCGTTGAGCCGTTGCACATCGTCATCAGTGATAGTGCGAAATTGTAAATTGTCAATGGCGGACGCTGAATCTTTAACCAGCTCATCAAGTTCGGCATTGACTTTTGGACGTTCTAAGAGTTGAATCGGCATCGGTTTCGGAGAATGACTAATGAATATTGACAAGGAATTAACAGGGATTTAATATCAATACCGCACCCTGTAATCGGTATCACGCAGTTGCATTAACTGCGAAAAAAAAGGTAATAATTCATCACTTAATAATGAAAGAGGAAGGAAGAGGAAAAACGCAACTATTAACAACTCTCATTTGAGCAGTAACAATGGCTGAGTAAGTGAGCGGGAAAAAAATCACTTGAAATAGTAAGACAAAGCGAGTATCAACGAATTTGTTAGGTAATTTTTGATATCTTTCCACTGTATCATAAAGAGCTTTAGCAAAGCGTAGGCAAAAAGCTTTCATCAATCCACAAACCGCTTAGCGATAACAATAAATGCAAGTGTGCTAGAAGCAGCTAAACCCGCCTGCATTGCCCAATCCATCGAAAAATCAATAACTGTCTTTACATCAGTCTCAATAAATTTCATTGCAGCAGCAGCACTCCGATCAATGTTGCTAGTTGAGAGTAAAGAAACAGATAGACCAACAGAAGCAAGAAAAGACATTTAATCAACCTCTCATTCGGATAGCTATACCAAAAGCGCAAGCAATAGCCATAGCGCCAAAATGGTCAGCGATGAAATCTTGGGTGCTGGCTTTCATATTGTCGGCAAATGCCTGTGGAGTACCTAGAATTACTCTCATCCGGGCGACTGCCTGCTCACCAGTAATGCGATCGGCAGAGGCTAAAAAGCGGATAGAATCGCCCAAAAGCCAAATATCACCACTGATAAGACCAGAAAATGAGGCCAGACAGCAAGAATTACTACCATCAAATCCATTATTCATCACACCTCAATCAACAAAAAGTTTAACGACTCTCAAAATTAGTCCGAGGCAGAAGAACTGAACTAAGAGAATGAACAAATTTTCCCAAATAAATGCAACGATAAGGTTCACCAAATCTTCATCAGTGGGTGGTTCCGCCGTCAGCAGAAACAGAAGCCAATTCTTGGTAATCATCATTAATTTCATGAAAAGATGCAGATTCTAAAGATTTTTTGTGAGCAGCCCACTGAGCAGTCGTCGTGAACAAATCAAAATAATCTTTAAAAACTGGGTTAGCTTTGGCACCAACACCCTTAATCGCACCATCCCAATATGATGTAACATTACCAGATTGATTAAATCCGGCTGGCTTCATTGCAAGCAAGAAATAATAACACTCACCACTTACAAGTCTGCCAATATCTACGCCAGGAGTAACACCAAGTTTGCAGTTATACGGATTAACAATTTCACTTGCTACCATATCAAGCGGAGTTTCTAAACTGGTAGCACCTGAAAATTTAACCATCGAAACCATAGGGTTTTGCAAGTATGGCAAACACAAAGTAGCTTTAACGATTCCTTTGTCGTTAGTCTCAGCGCCAACCCACATTGCCCAAGAAGCAAAAACATGATAACCAACAATCAGCGTAGTTTTCATGCCAGCCGCTTTGGTCTGCTGAGAATTGCCACCATTAGCAAATCTCAGTAAGTCAGTTATTAACTGACGGCTTTCTGTGTCAGCACCAGCCATATCAATTACTCCTCTTATTTTCGTAGTAACGCTTCAAAAACTTTTGAGCCCAGCTTTCTTTCGGTGGATCTTGCTGCTGGGGTTGCGGCTGAGGTGTTGGCGGAGTATAAGCCGGAGCCGGAGACGAGGCCGGAGCCGGAGCAGACGCAGAAGCTAAAACAACGCTTTCGACTGGCGGCGGTGGTGGTGGCGGTGGAAACGAAGCAGCGCCAGGAAACGGGGACGAGCTAGTAACAACAGCAACAGCTAAAACCAAATCAATCATCAAAGTAACTCACAAAGTCAATAAACCTATATTCAGGGATACAAAATTAATTAACAATGGTAAAATCGCTTAACTTTTAATTAATGGTTTTAGTAGAGTAAACACTTATCTTTTTGTAAAGGGCTTGACCAAAAAATAAGGACTCAGTAAAATATGTTAATCAAGTAAGAAACTAAAAATATGAGCAGAATAGATTGCTAAGTGTTGGCAAGCTTAGAAAAAACTAGCCTTTCGCTAACTGGAATCACAAATAAAATAGCGTCAAGTAACATAAAGAAATTACCTACAAGAATAGGTATACACGCCAGACTTAAAAAATTACACAACCAAGGGTTTGTTATTTTTGACTGGCAAGAAGGACAAAAAATATACACAATAACAAATAAAGGATTTTTAGAAATCAAACAATTTATAAATCAATTAATGAGGCTCGCAGCATAATGAACCAAAATGAAATTAAATGGTTAGCACTAATTTTAATGGTAATAGACCACATCGGATTCGTAGTAGAAGCCGAACCGATGCGAATCTTTGGTCGATTTAGTTTCCCATTATTTGCATGGGTGCTGGCTCAAAACTGGAAACGGCGAAAGCCAAACAGTAGCGCCAAACCTTTAATTACCAGATTAGTGTTATTTGGAATAATTTCTCAGATTCCCTACATAATACTTTTCAACAAGTTAAATTTCAATATATTGATTAGCTTTGCATTAGTTGTAATAACATTTACACAAATTCACAAGGCTCAAGCAAACAGAAAAATCGTAATAATGATACTAGGATTAGTAGCAGCTCAATTATGGGGAGTGGACTACGGGTGGTATGCGGTGGCGTGTCCGTTGCTAATGCTGAACTTAAAAGGGAAAGGTAATCGAATGTGGTGGATTAGTTGGATTCTGATCAATACCATCTATGCAGCAACCTCAGGCTATTTTTTGCAAGTGTTCGCAATCTTGACGCCGCTGATATTGGCGTATCACAGCCCAGCAAAAGACCGAAAGCCGACGGCGATCGAGAAAAAATTCTTCTATTACTTTTACCCAATCCATCTCGCGGGACTAGCAGCACTACGAGCAATTATATGA